CTTGGGATTAGTCAATGTTGATTCTTTTCAACCTTTGACTCAATTGGGTGGAGCAGTGGATGCTGTCACCGTTAGCATAATGCTGCATATGACAGATGTTACACTAACCGCCCCTACTCATTTCTTAGCTGCTAGTGCACTCAATATGATTGCAGCTTCCAGCAAGAAGAGTAGCAAGAAGAAGATTAAGATCAAGAAAAACGATGAATACTCATCAGATGGACCTGTTAGTAGCATAGATAATGCAGTTGCTGCTGCGGCAGGTGAACTAGCAAAAGTCCCTATTATTGGGCCGTTTGCTATGGCCACTCAGATTGGTAGTACAGCTATTGGATCTATAGCCGCTCTTTTCGGCTTTTCCAAGCCAACGGAGATTAGAGATGTTATGGTGGTCCGTCCTACTCCAATGTATAGTATGGCTACCTCTGATGGCTCTGATGGGGTTCAGAAGCTTACTGTTACTCGCAAACAGGAGATCACAGTTGACCCAACAACCACTGGATTGTCCTCGAAAGAAGACCCATTGGCTATGGAGACGCTTGGCAAAATTGAGAGCTACTTTACGCAATTTCCGTGGAATGTTACTGCGGTACCTGACGATTGGCTCTTCTCTTGTAGTGTTTCTCCAAATTTGTTCGTGGTAAGTGGTGACATGGTGGTTCCCACCATGATTGCCTATATGGGAGTACCTTTTAGCCATTGGTCTGGATCTATAAAATTTAGATTCAAAATCGTGGCATCTAGGTTCACCCGTGGAAGACTTGCCATTGTCTATGACCCTAACTCGCTATCGAGTACGGCGTTAGACACCTATAATACCAATTTCACTACAATTATTGATATCTCGGAGACACGAGATTTCACTATTGAAGTGCCTTGGATGCAGTACGATCCGTACCGAGAAGTTGATCACAGTTATGTGGCCAATTATTGGTCTAATGATGGTGCTGCTGTTTCAGGACAAAATGGTGTGTTGGGAGTTCGCGTTCTCAATGAGCTTACCCAGCCAGATGGACTGACTGATATATCAGTCAACATGTTCGTTTCTGCTGGTGAAGATTTTGAGTATGTTAATCCAACTGGAGAAGCTGTCCGGAATATCCGGTTCCAAGCTGCCTCTGGAATAAACATGTTAGCGGC